GACGACATAAGATTCGCCGTCACCGAAGACTACTCTTTCCACAATAATTTGACATGTATGGAAATTTTAGAAAAGGACTTCTGCATGAAATACACAAGTGCCTCGAAGACGGAGGTACAGCATGCGTTTGACCCACCTGAGAATCGTTCACTTTTGAAACGCAAGGCCCTTTGGTGTGCCGAGGATAGAAGGTACTACTGGGCCATCGACATAGACACTATCGTGAATATGTGTTGTTATACGATCAAGGGCAAGGAAGTGGAGGTTATGATCCAGAGGACTACGAATGCTATAAGGGAGTTAGCTTTCCATGACGAGGAAACTTGGAACAAATACCTGCCACTTATTAGGGGTCAGGCGGGAGCCTTTTATGTGTGGAATGGGTTGAGTCAAAGTGAAACCAGGAGGTTGGCTCTTGCTGCCTGGCACTCGTTTTAAAAACATGGACCTGTACAAGTCGTTAAACTGTACCTTTCTGTGGGAACCAGCGCACCTCACACGAACGATCTAGGATAACAGATGACAGCCAACCTAGAAAGCCCCTCTATGGAGCTCGGCACTGCCGAAGCCACTCCAGCGCCTATTACCGTACATAATGATACCACTAAATTTGCTGATGATACCATTGGCCTTGAGGCTAGCCCTATTGGAGTTACTCACACAGATGAATTTGTGACGCAATTGATTGCCAAATCATCTCAGACCATCATTGACTATCTGGAAAGGCCAAGTGTTCTGACCTATGGCTCGTTTACCACGACGGACTCAGGAATACTTTGGATAACAGATGTTGTCAATACTGTCACTCCTCCTAAGGCACGTCGCTTGGACAACATTTACACCATTAAAAATGATTACAAAATAACGTTGCAGGTCAATGCTGATCGTTTTCAGCAGGGTCGTTACATCCTCTTTTGGTTGCCAAGCGGAGGGGGGACGACGCCACCGATTTCTGGTGCGAACCTTGCTTGGAGAAATATGCATACCTGTACGTTGACAAAAATAACCCAATTGCCCCATGTTGAGATTGATCTAGCCACGCAAACTCACGTAACTTTGAATATACCATATACTTCCATACACCCTATGAATAGTTGGTCCACTTCCACGGGCACCATGACTTATGGTATGGGTCCGATAGGTTTGATACCCTATTCGAAATTGAACCCTGGATTGGGAGGTTCCACTACCTGTGGGTACACCGTTTGGGGTTCACTACAAAACATTACAATTGGCAGTGCAAGTTACAATCAGATGAACGTTTCCGTCAAGGAGGGCAAAGCTTATGGGCAAGGCCCGATCTCGGGTGTCTTGGATAAGATATCGAGAACAGCTTCTATGCTCGGTGATGTTCCGGTGGTTGGCTCGTATGCTCGGACCACGAGCTGGGCCAGTGCGTTAGCGGCGAAGGCCGCACGCATTTGGGGTTGGTCGAAACCCTTAGCTTTAGCTAGTCCCAATAGGGTAGACCGTAAGATCAACACCTTTGCCGCGGTTGCCGATGTGACCGCTTTTCACAAGCCCTTAGGCGTGATGAGCGAGAATTCAGTGGCCGTTCCACCCAACATTTCAACCAACATCGACGAGATGTCCATTGATTTCATTAAAAAGATCCCAGCTTATATCACTGGGTTCAATTGGTCCACTTCAGCGACTGCTGGTACCATATTGTTCCAAACCACAGTTGCTCCTAATAGTTACACCAGTTGGTCTGCTGGTTTTACGTTCACTCCTGCTTCCTTTATAGCAGCCCAGTTTAGTAGGTGGAGAGGTAGTATGGTTTACACGTTCAAGCTCGTCAAAACGTCTTTCCACAGAGGGCGCTTGTTGGTTGCCTTTTTTCCGGGCACGGTTTCAGCTCTGACGACCTCAATTGATCAGACGGAATTCGTATACCGTGAGATAGTGGATGTCTCTGAGACTAACACTTTCTCAGTTTGTTGCCCGTACATGGTTCCACAACCTTGGTTGTCTTCAGGTGGCATGGGTTTCCAGATCTCGGGGACCTTGATTGTTTATGTTGTTGACCCTCTGGTAGCACCGAGCACTGTTTCAGCGTCTATCGATGCTCTGGTCGAAACAGCAGCGGGTGACGACTTTCAGGTTGCCATCCCAGCACCTTGGGCTTACGAGCCCTACTCTCCGTCTACTGCCCAAATGGCGGAGCAGTACATTGAGACTCCTTGTTTTGATTTGGGGCCTAAGTCCACATCTGTTGATGATAGATTGCCCGTGTTTACGATGGGTGAGTCTGTTAAGTCCGTTCGTCAGTTGTTAAAAAGACAATGGATTTTCAATGCCATTGTGGGCGTTGGCGGCGGTTCTTGGGCTGAGTTTTGGCCCTACGTCGTCGAGCCCGTCATGCAAGCAGCGGGGTCAGGTGGAGTTCTTAAAAGATCCTACTTCTTCACCGATCCCGTGAATTTGTGGGCTTGCGCTTATGCTATGGCCCATGGTAGTATGAGATATAGTTTGACAAGTTCTGTTCTTAGCGCGCAGACCGTTACTACGGCCTACGTGAAATCGAACACCAGATCTAGTATAGAGTCTAGGTCCAGTAGGCCTTCTGGAGGTTCGGTGTCCGTTTATAACAATAGCTCAATAGAAGGACTAATAGAGTTCCAGACCCCAAATTGGAACACAGGGATAGGTAGGGCCACGCCAGCACAGCTGGTTAACGCCTCCTTCCCTTTAACAGCCACGGACCCCATGGCGAATCTGACCACAGTCGCCGTCCTTGGCGAACTTTCAACGGAAGCTATAGCCGTGCACTCAGCGGGAGTAGCCCGAAGTGCAGGGGATGACTTCGGCTTTGGGATTTTCGTTGGGGTGCCACCCGTTGTGGCAAATACATCAGTTTGATTGCCCATCAAACTGAGCAGAAAACAGGGCGCGTTTCTAAACCATTTGATTCACTAGATTTTATAATGGGAATAGAGTAAGAAAAGATTCTAGACGCGCCCCCGGGCGCGGATTCTTTCTTCTTGTGAGACGCTTTTGATTACTAAAATTTTGAAAAGGTCCTCCACCCTCAGACAACTCTGGATAACCAGGTGTGTTTTTGGATTGGGGCAAGATTGATCAGGGAGATAA